TTTGGCCAGAAACCATGGGGGTGATGAGAACAGCACCCAAGACATGAATGCGTTCATTCAGCACCTTGACACCTACTTGCGCCAACCATGGAACTGCTGCGTTCTGGTGGTGCATCACTCTGGCGTGGCTGACAAGGATAGGTCTAGGGGTAGCACGGCCTTGAAGGGCGCATTGGATGCGGAATATCGATGCCAGCTGGATTCGGGAACCAAAACCATTGCGTTTGAGTCCAAGAAGATGAAGGACGCAGAAATGCCTGCGCCAAAGAACTTTCAGATCACGCAAGTTGACTTGCCAATCCAAGACAAGCATGGTCTAGCGGTCAAAGGTGCATACCTGACAGCTGTGGACATCAGCGGCCTGATAGGCAACATCCAAAAGCGGGTGATCTTGTCAGGCAACCAGCGCATTGCACTGAACTGCCTGGTGGCCATCGAAGCCAAGCGAGCAGCAGACGGCATTGAAGGGTTTGCGGCAATGGTGGACTATGACGAGTGGCGCGATTCGGCCAAAGAGCATGGCCTGAACGCCAGGCGGTTTAAAGAATGCGTGGAAGCATTGGTTAAGAAAAACATGGCTATGGAGAATTCAGACATGTACCGAACTGTACCGAAATGTACCGAAATCGGTACAGAACGTACAGAGGATTGATGTACCGATGCGTGTACCGAAATGTACCGAAACGTACCGATTTGTACCGATGCAAACCCCCTGTGGTGTACCGAAACGTACCGAACGTGTCTACAGACACGTTCAGGTTCGGTACAAAAAGGGTTTCGGTACATACCGGCGGTTTTTGGGGTGGTTTTGATGGGATTGGAGTTGTCTGGTGATTGAAGTAGAAATGGACATGAAAATCGTGTCAGTGGCCAACATGCGGTTGCATTGGGCGGCCAAGGCCAGACTGGTGAAGTCGCAAAGGCAGAAGACCAGAATGGCACTAGCAGCTGTTGCACAGTCCTATGGCGTTGAGATACTGCCAGTGACCGTGGTGTTGACTAGGGTGGCTCCAAGAAAGCTGGACGGCGACAACTTGCAGTCTGGGTTTAAAGCGGTCAGGGACGGTGTGGCTGACTGGCTTGGCGTGGATGATGGGAGCAGCATGATCGAGTGGCAATATTGTCAGCGGTCTGGTGGGCCGAATGTGTACAAGGTTGAGATTGAGGTGATAACATGACGGTGTGCGCAGTTGCCATTGCCGCACCTTCGGGGAAAGCGCCAGTTGGTGTGAGTACCTTCTTTTTTTAAGGAGTTTACAAGTGACTGATAACTTGGCGTCAGAAATGACAGTGCAAAGAGAAGGCCCAGGCCGTCCAGCTTTGTTTCCGGCAGAACATGAGGCTTGGCAAAATATCCTGCGTGGCATCTCAGAAGGCAAAAGCCTGACTAGCACCCTCAGAGCCGAGGGAATGCCCAGTTACTCGCTGGCGCGTCAAATGATCAAGAACAACCCAGAGTTCAGGGCGGCTTACGAAAAGGCCGTAGAAGACCGCGCAGACCGTTTGGCAGAGGAAATCATTGAGTTGTCAGACAAAGAGCTTCCAGATGGTTTAGAAGGCTCTATGGCCAGTGCTTGGGTTCAACAGAAACGTCTGCAAGTTGAAGCACGCAAATGGGTGGCTGCCAAACTTAAACCTAAAACTTACGGTGACCGCATTGATGTTGCTGTTACCGATCACAGAATTAGCGTCATGGATGCGCTGACACAAGCCAAACAGCGCGTGTTGATGGATAACAGTAACGTAGTAGATGTGGAAGCAAAACAGGCGTAATCGGGAAGGTTATGCGCTTTTTGCATAAAAATTGTACGGTTACGCGCACGCGCGCGTGTTGCGTAAACGCAACGAAAAGAAGGCTCGGAAAGCAGAAAAGCATCGTCTGCTTTATACAATGACCATTATGTTAAGTTGACCCTGAGTTATCCACAGAAAAAATACTACTCAGGCATTACAGTCTGAGTTATCCACAGGCAATTGTGGACAACTGTGGAAAAGTACCTGTGGACAAGCGCCCACAGGCCGCCAGCCGGCCAATGGGGAGGGGGGTAGGGCCGGAGCAAAAGGGCCGCTGGAACGGTAGCCCCGCGAACATTTTTTAAAAAATTTTTCTATTTTTATTTTTTCGTTTATTATTTCGCCATGCCCATATACAACGCCCTCGCCCCTGAAAGCCAAAACGCGCTAAGTAGGCCGTTTTTTGGCAACCCTAACATTCAGCGCCAAGGTGCTGCAGCCAGGCAGTTGGCGCAGGCGAGGGACGTTAACATGTTGGCTGATCCGAGGACGTATGCAGCGGTGCAGTCTTTCTTGGGGACACGGCCTGATGAGTTGGGGTTTAGTGTGTTGCACCCAGACTATCAGGGTATTCGCAATGTGGCCAATCCTGCGTATGCGTTGAGTATTGCTGCGCAGATGGCTCCGGCGTTGGCGCCGTTGACTAAGGGTATGCCGGTTGGTGCGAGCATTAAGGATGTGAGCAATTTGACCAATGCGCAAAAGCGTTTGGTGAATTCAAAAGAATTTCAGGCATTAAAAGGCCAAGAGCGTGACCAAGCATTTTTGGCGCTTGCGGCCAAGCAAGAGGGTACGGGAGTGCCTAGAAGTTTTGCGCAATTAAAAGCGGCGGTTGGTGGTGAGGAGGACATTGCTAAGTCACTGCTACAAAACCCTGCGTTCAAGATTTCTGGTGTTGTGCCTAAGTCGGTGATTGATGATGCTGTGCAGACAAGAAGTCGCATGAGAGCAGAGCCGGCCACCACGCCTGGCCCAAAAGGGACTGAGGCTGAGTGGAAGGCTTGGGGTGAAAAGCATGGTGTGAAGATGACGCTGACAGAGCCGCAGTCGCTTGGGGTTTCTGATTTGACATCTAAGCGCGAGGTCAAGATACCTGGTGGCCTTGAGGGTACGTTTACTGTGCCTGACATGTTTTGGATGAAGGCGAACAATATTGATCCGGCGTCTTTGCCTAAGAAGACGCATGATGCGTTGATGCAGAAATTGATTAGGACGCATGAGGTGCAGAGTCCTGATCAGGTGGACATGTTTAACAGGCTTAATTTTGCGCTGTTGTCTCCGAATGCGCCGTTGACGCCAAATGAGTTTTTGGCGCAGCGCATGAGGTTGGTGAACATGGATGAGTTGCAGGCGCTGGCCGGCAGGGTTGGCGAGCCTGGCTTGTCTAAGACTGCGCAGCTTCAGACGGGTGTGCAGGCGGCCAGTCGAGGTGGCATGGGTGTTTTGGGGACGGCTGATTTGGGCAATCAGGCGATGTTGGCCAAATTGATTTTGGATAAGCCTGAGATGTTTCAGATGGCGCCAGGCGAAACGATGCGCGATGTGACGATGAGGGTGATGAACCAAGTGCCAGGCTTGGGGCCAAAGACTGCTTCGCTTGGTACGCCTTGGTTGAATTTGGAGAAGGCCAATACTTCGGCGGTTGATTTGCACATGATCCGCAATTCGTATGAGCGCATGTTGGACGATCCGATTGTTGGTGCATCTTTCCGCGAGAGGATGGCTGGCAAATTGAAGACTGATCCAACAACTGAAGCTATTTTGGGCAAACCGGTTAAGGATGTTGAGAAGGCTGCCATTGATGTGATTGGTGGGTCTTCTTTGTCAAAGATGTACCGCACCAAGTCTGGTGAGTTGAATGAGATACCTGGTGTGGCCACGCCGGAGAAGTTGGCGTATGAGCCAAAACAGTTGCAAGATTTCAACCCGTTTTATAAGCGTGTGGTTGATTATGTGGACGAGTCCCGTGGCCCGAATCCTACGATTGAGTTGTTTCCAGAGCAGTGGCGCAAGTGGGATGTGTACCGCCAGCGCTTAGAGCCACATGAGTTTGCGCACCCAGATTACAGATTGTTGCCCCGTCAATCTTGGACTGAGATGCAACAGGCTTTGACCGCGCACAAAAAGGCTGGTTATACGCAGGCAACAAATCCTGTGATGGCGCCTAGTGATTGGCGCGAGTTGTACTACGGTGGCGCCGCAGCTGGTGGTAGTGCGCTTGGCATGGGTGAGTACAGACTGCCCAATGCTTTGTTGCAGCAACCCCCTGTTAACGCGCTATTGCAGCAACAACAAGAGCCAGCGCCCTAATGCAAACCACAATCTACAAGCCCGAAGACGAACAAGAGTTGATGGCCACTCTGTGGACACCGGCCATTGCCGATGACCCAGAAGCCTTTGTGCTGTTTGCCTTCCCTTGGGGTCAAGAAAATACACCCTTACAAAACTTCAAAGGCCCACGCAAGTGGCAGCGCGAAGTTCTGCGTGAGATCACCCAGCACATCAAAAACAACCAGGGCAAGGTTGACTTCAACACCCTGCGCAGTGCGGTGTCTTCTGGCCGTGGTATCGGTAAATCTGCCCTTGTGTCATGGCTTACCATCTGGATGTTGTCTACCCGCATAGGCTCGACAACAATCATTTCGGCCAACTCAGAAGCCCAGCTGCGTGCGGTGACATGGGCTGAGATCACAAAGTGGTTGGCCATGAGCATTAACAGCCACTGGTTTGAGGTTGCGGCCACCAAGATCACGCCTGCTGCCTGGCTAACTGAACTGGTTGAAAAAGACCTGAAAAAAGGCACACGCTATTGGGCTGTTGAGGGCCGCCTGTGGTCAGCAGAGAACCCAGATGCTTACGCTGGTGTTCACAACTTTGATGGTGTGATGGTGATCTTTGACGAGGCCAGTGGTATTGATGACTCGATCTGGGCTGTGACGGCTGGCTTCTTTACTGAGAACACACCAAACCGCCTTTGGCTGGCTTTTTCCAATCCACGGCGAAACACTGGCTATTTTTATGAGTGCTTTAACTCCAAACGCGACTTTTGGAGTAACAAGGTGGTGGACGCACGCACCGTAGAAGGCACAGACAAGGCTGTATACCAGAACATCATTGACGAATACGGCCCCGACAGCTCACAAGCCCATGTCGAGGTCTATGGCATGTTCCCATCTGAGGGTGATGACCAGTTTATTCCGGCTGACATTGTGGATGAGGCCATGAACAGGCCTAAATACAAGGATTAAACAGCGCCAATCATCATTGGAGTTGACCCTGCACGCTTTGGCGCTGACGCCACGGTGATTGCCATACGCCAAGGGCGCGACATTGTGCGCATTGACCGCCATCGAGGTGATGACACCATGACTGTGGTTGGCCACATCATCGAGGCCATTGAGGAATTTAGCCCAGCCCTAGTGGTCATCGATGAAGGTG